AGGTAGCTCTTGGTTACCGTAAGTAGGTACTGGGATGTGGGCCTTGCGTGGGTGCGACTTGTCGTCGTACTCCTGAGGCTGGTAGACAGGTACGTAGCGGTTGGTGCGCTGAGAGATTCGGCGAAGGCTGAATACCTCGATGCTGTACATACCGATACCCAGTTGAACACAGAGTTCCTTGTACTGAGCTTCGCGGGAAGAAATCATCTCCATGAGCTGGCGGTAACGCTGAGCTCGTGGGATGGATACGCCGTCTGGCGCTACGATGTCGATGTCAAACGACGCATCCGTAGCAAGCGTGTAAAGGGCTAGAGTAACTGCGTATAGAGCTACAGGGTATTCCTCTAGCTTAGGCAAGCTCTCGAGGCTAAGGTGACGTCCTACAGAGTCTGTCTTACGGGCACCGTGGTGCTCGATAGCATGTCCAACAAAGTTGGCAATCTCAGTGGAGGTGTAGTAGCGGTAATAAGTTCCGCTTACGATGATTTCAGCACCGTCTTCGTAGAGGTCATCTGTGATGAGAACGCCAGTGGCTTCTTCTACGGTACAGGCATCCGACAGGTCTACGCCGTTCTTGAATACCTTGACACTACCTGCATCCAACGGAGCGTAGTGAAGTTTGAAGCGGTTGGTTGTGCCGTCAGCAACGAACTGAGATACGAACGACTTACCTAGGTCGCCTAGTTCGCTTCGGACCATGTCCGTAAGACTCGATAGTGTAGCCACACATCCTCCGAAAACTCTTCATTCAATGGTCTCGTAAAGACCTTGCTAATACTGGCTAAACGCAAAAGTCCGCCTCCGCTGGGAGGAGGGCAGGAACCAGCGAAGACGGACGTGAGTTTGGTGACTCTTTAGTTAGGTCGCCAAATGTAGCCGAGGCTCTCAAGGTAATCTGCGAGGTCTCGAGGTACGGAATACTTCTGACCAGACTTGAAGCTGTAAGTATTTCCGACACCATAAGTCATGTCATCGATGTCAGTGATTGTGCGGATAACGACCTTGTCGCTAATCACGTTCACACCAACCTCTTCAATCTCGTCTAGCAAGATTGGGGCGTCTGGGTTCTTAGGGTCGAATACTGCAGTCTTTAGCAGCTCTTCCTCAGCCTGACGGATGGTAGAAAGTTCTTCGGCACGAGCCTGAAGTTCTTTTGCGTTGCGGCGTGCAGCGTCTTCAGCTGCCTTGCCAGTTGCGTCCAATGGACTTGTCTTCTGTGTTGCCACGATGTTTATTCTCCTAGTTAGGTGTTTAGTTTTTGTATTGGGAGGCCCCCGAAGGGGCCCCCCTCAACAGAGTTGCTTGGCTATTAAGCGGTGTAAACCTTAACGATAGCCTGGTCGGTGATAACACCAAGACCCCAGATTGCATACCATGCAAGAGCGTGCTCACGACCGAAGTCTAGAACACCACCGTCACGTAGCTCAACTGGAAGCGAGATTGCGTGACCGAATGCGTTGTCACCAATCATGATTGACTCGTAAACGTCAGTTGCAGTGGTACCAGATGGAGCCTGAGCGCCGATGTTGTCTGGGTTACCGCCACCACCAGGAACGGTGTTAGCCGCTACTGGAACTGAGGTTGCCGATGCAGGAGTACCAGCAAGAGCTGAGTAGTTAACTGCAGTACCCTGTGCAAGCTTCTTCACCTGAGTGGTCTCGATGAATACTACGTCGTATAGACGACCGATTTCACCAAGCATGAAGTTACCTGGAGCAGCGTACTTGGTAACTTCGATGAACTCTGGGTTCGAGCGAAGGTCACGAGACTGCTTAGGGTGGATGAACTGAACATAGGTCTCACCAATGCGAGGGATGTTCTTACCTGCAAGGGTAAGAGCTGCATCCTTGATAGCGCCAGTGGTCAACTTGTGGTCTGCAGTTACACCAGCGATAGACGAAGCAGCTAGGCCCTCGTCGTAGTTAGTGAATGCGCCACCAGTGATGCCCGAACGGTCGTAACCGAATACAGCTGAAGTAGCTGCAGACAGGGTGTTACGAGCCTGTAGGTCAAGGTACTGAGCCATGTGACGACCTAGAAGACGTGAAGCCGAAGCCATAACGTCGTCGAACGATGCGTTCAATAGAAGCTCAGAAACAGCTGTTGCGTAACCGTGCTCTGCAACGGTGATAGCAATCTGCTCTGCGGTTAGTGAGTTGGTGGTCATACGTACACCTTCGGTCAGTGGGGTTGGGTCCACTGCGAAGTTCTTGTAACGTAGGAAGTTCACACGAAGACCTGGTGCAACACCAAGTTCGGTCTTCTTTACTGCGAACTGCTCAAAGCGAAGGATTGGCATCGCCTGGAACAAGATTTCCTTTGACCAGATGGTCTGAATAGCTGAGCTTAGCTGCGAGTTTGCGCCCGAGTAAGCGGTAGGTGCGCTAGCCAGCTGGCTAGACCCTGTGATTCCTGAAGCCATGTGGAATCAGTCCTTTCGGTTAGATTGGTTAGTTAGTTGAACAATCCCTGTCCACGGTTGTTGCTTGCCGAGCCAAGAAGCTTAGCGCGGTGTTTTGCATACTCCGCCTGAGACATGTTTGCAATGCTTTCAGGTGAGAAGTTAGCTTGGGCCGAGTCATTGTCGAGGGGTCCAGAAGCAGGGCTCGTGATTCGAGTTCCTACCATGTCCTTGCGGGCGTTCTGCGAAGCCGCAGCTACACTCTCAAGAAGTTTTGCTGAGCGAGCCTTAAGGTCAGCGATGCTGCTCTCAATCTCGTTCTCATCATTACCCTGTACTAGGTCAACTAGTTCTGGGATGATGTTGTCGCGCTCCTGCTCAATACGGCCTAGGCGGTACTGCTGCAGTGCCTGGAACTTACGCTCCTGGTCTAGGAGTGCGAAAGCCTGTTCGCGGGCGGTACGTTCCTGCTCAATCTGAGCCTGGAACTCCTGCTCCTTGCGGTTGAAAAGTTCGCGGAGCTCAAGCTCTGCTTCCTCTTCATCCTTCTTCTTTTTAGCTAGCTCTGCATCACGAGCGGCACGGGCGGCCTTACGTTCTGCTTCCTTAGCTTCTCGCTCCTGCTCGCGCTGGCGAAGAAGGGTTACCTCGTCCTTTAGCTTCTCTAGCTGTGGGTAAAGCTTTTCCTTTTCCTGAGTACGTGCGCGACTAATGTCATCTGCACTGAACTGGCCAGGAACTGGAGCCTCTACAGCGAAAGCTTCGGCGTTGGTGTTTACTTCAAATGCTGCGTCTTCCACAGCTTCTGTCTGAATGTCCGACATGATTCTCTTTTCTTGTCCTTGGTCGTTTTCCGTATGAGTAGCACATGACCTGTTAGTTTGTTACCAGATAAGTTCAACATGTAGCCAGACTGCTTGTCTCGCTAAACGTGAACCTATTTGTCTATGTTGCGGCGTGGTGGAACAGGGGTTCCATACGCCTGGTTCACTAGCTCTTCACGGATAGACTGTTCGGTCGCCATTCCATCCATTTGCTGTTGTGCAACAGCCGAGCTAGCTTCGTTCTCTGGGGTCTGTGGACCCAAGATTCCGTCGCCGATTACGTCGCCACCAGTACTTAGCACTGGGTCTACAGGCATTGCAGTACCGTCAGGTCCTGCCTGGAAGCCTGTAAGGTCCATAATCTGCTTTTGAATCTGAATCTTTAGAAGGCTCATGGCTCCGTCAGCCTTGGCATCTTCCATAAGTTCTGTACGAATCTCGTTGAGCTTCTCTTCTGGGAACTCTTCGCCAAGGGCACGCAAAGCGCCTTCCTTAGACTCAAGAGACATAGACATCTTCTGCTGCAACTCGTTCAAAAGAACCAACTGGTCTAGAGGTAGTGGAGGAGGGAAGTGTACGTACGACTGGTAAGTGATTGGGTCGTTAGGGTCAAGGCGGTCTAGCTGACCTTCCTTGATTGGACCATCAGTCTGTGGGTCGTATACAAAGGTCTCTGGCTCCTTGACAGCAAGGTTCAACATAATCAGTTCGTTGATTTTCTGTAGACCTGCACCGTACTGAGCAGTCTTCTGCGAGTGACGGTTCATCAAAGGCTGGTACTGAATAGACAGCGCAACACCAGAGGTGTTAGAGATTGGCTGAACCTGGCCTAGAGCAGTCTCTGGGATGTTCATCATCTCGTGCATTGAGCGCTTTAGCATCTCTAGGTACTGCAGAGCGCCAGCTACACCAGAACCGCCACCTTCAAGGTTGAATACCTGAGCGTCCTTTGGCAGACCACCCCAGACCTTCTTTGCACCCTTTTCAAGGTTAGAAGCCTTAGCACCAACGATTACAGTCACAGGGGCTGCGTGGTAGTTGATGATGTCTGCAATGTCCGTAGAGATTTCGTTGTACGAACGGTTGATGGTAATGATGTCATGAGCATCCGACAGACCCCATGGCGAACCAGATACTGGGATGTTAGGGATGTGTACGACAGGAATCTGTCCTAGAGGGTTAGGGCGTGAGTCAATAAGCTCGTCGTTGATGTACTCTTCGATGATGTCATCGGTGATGATTTCAGTGTAAGTAAACACCTGGCGAGTACCCTCAAGCGAGGTACCCCAGAAACGGTACTTCTGCTTGAAACGTAGCAGACGAGTACGGTCATGTGGGTGGAACTCAGGGAAAGCGAATGCTGAGTTCAGAGGAAGAATACGTACGCGACCTGGGTGGTAGCGTCCAATAGAGTCATTCCAAGCTTCTTCGTAAGCAATCTTGACGAACACATCGCCAGTGATTCCGCCAATCTGAGCCATCTCAAATAGGACGCGCTGCTTGTCGTTGTCTACTTCCCATACTCGTTCTAGGCGGTCTGGAACAATAGCTTCGGTCGCCTTAGGCGAACGGAAGTTCACGCCCTTACCAAAGGTAAAGCGTGCTAGGTAGTCTAGGAATGCGCGGTAGTAGTTAACCGCAATCTGCATCTCG